ACTCTACTTATTTGATTTTTATTCATTGGCTTACAAAATAATAGAATGTTTACATGTTTTTAGAGAGAAGAAATTATTTATGGATGTAAAATATTATCCAAACTATAATGAAGATAATGATTTTATAAATAAAATTAAAAATACTCAAAATTTTGGAAAATATGAAGATGCCAAAATTTTATTTGAAAAAATCAATAACAATAAAGATGATGAAATTTTATACCAAAAAATGAAGAATAATCGTGAAAAAATAGAACAATTAGATGAAAAAAAAGAACTATTAATAAAAACATCAGTGAATAATTATGATAATACTTTTCATAATGATATTGTTTCAGGAAGTATTAACTCAATCAAAAGAGTTACCCAATTTAAAAATTTACATTTAAATAGTTGTTTTAGAGAGAAATATAATAAAAATACACAAAGTAACTTTAATTTACATTTACCTAATGAAATTAAAAATGCGGTATCTTTAAAATTGGCCTCTATTGAAATACCTAATTCATGGTATTTATTTTCTAATAGTAAAAAGAACAATGTTATTCAATTTATTATAGAATTAGCTGATGATAAAACAGGTAAAATATTAGAATGCACCGAAACAATTACTATTTCTGATGGTAATTATAGTAGCGATTCATTACAAGAATATCTAAATTCTACTTTTTTTTATGAAACAGAAAATGATACGCCTCTTAAGTATTTGAAATTTTCTATTGATGAGCATAGCCTTAAAACTAGCATTTGTGTTATAGAGGATGCTCCCAATGATTTTTCTTTTTCTGTAATATTTTCGGATGATAAAACAGATAATATAATGAATACAGCAGGATGGATTATGGGATTTCGAAAAAATAAATATGAAAATATTGAGGAAACAATTGAATCAGAAGCATTATATGATGGAGGCGGAGATAGATATATTTATTTTTGTGTTGACGACTATCAATATAATCGCAATGAATCCAATATTATTTGTTTTGATGAAAATACATTAGATAAATCAGTACTTGCTAAGATACCAATGGTAAATGGTAAATTATCTTTAGTAGTTGAGCAAAATTTATGTGATACTCTTGTTAAAACTAGAAGATATAATGGTCCTGTAAACATTAAAAAATTAAATGTTCGATTATTAGATAGATTTGGTGATTTTATTGATTTAAATCACATGGATTTTAGTTTTACATTAGAATTAGAGTTGTTATATGAGAGAAATGGTGTTGTTTAAAATTCTAATGGATGATAATCATAATCCTCTTCGTCTTCTAAATGATATAAATATTTATTTGGCATATTATTACATACTTCTTTATATTCCTGTTGTTTTTGTTTGATTATTATTTCTTCATTAAGTTCTTGTTGTGGAATATTTTCAATTTCGTCTATATCGTCAATTATTCTACATAATCGTAATAAATATAAAAAAAAATTAATTAACATATTAATTATATAATAATAATAAAAAAATACATAATAAATAACTAAATTATCAAGACAAAAGATAATACTAACAAACATCTTGGTTTAATACTATTTTAAAACTATATTTTTTTGATTGTAAGGATAACATCTGTTGTCTAATGTTTCATCAGAATCATTATTAAGTAAATGTTTATATTCTATAATATTTAGTTTATTATCAAATGTTACCTTTTTTGATGGTGTTTTTTTTTTATTATTAAAATATTTTAACATTAAATATGTACTTTCAAAAACCATTGCTTATATATAATTAGAAAAATAAAATTATATAATTACATAATATATCATGAAAAAATATTATAAATTAATCATACTAGTAATTGCTAATTATACTGAAAAAATCTCTTTATGCACTTAATTATTGTAATAATAATTTTGATTATAAACATATATTAAGGACAAATATCAGTAGTTTTTATGTTATTGATGAACTTATAAATGTTCAAAAAAAATTACCATTAGATAATGTTTATATGGGTATACTTAATGATTGGTTTGTTGCTGGTTGTGGTATATGGTTCTCAAAAGATATAGTACAATTTATTGTTGATAATATTGATAAAATTCCTATTTCTAAAGAAAAAAAAATATTAAGCTGTGAGAATAAACTTGTACCAAATATAGATGATGTTATATTTGGAAATTTTTTCAAAGAACATAAAAATATAATTCAAAGTTTTGATAAACGATTTAATTATTTTTTTCATCCAAAAGAAGATAAATTATCTATAGTAAAAGAAATAATAACAGAAAAACATTATCATATTCGTTTAAAAAATGGTCGTAAAAGAGAACAAGATGCAAATATGGCAATTTTTTTGACAAATCATTTTTATAAATAATTATGAAAATATATTAAAATTAAATTAACTATATTCTTAATATGCAGAGTAAAAATATAGTGAAAAGTTTTTTAAAAACATTAGAAACAAATCCAAAATTCAATATATTAAAAATTAAAAAAGATAATCAATGGAAAGATATACATAGAAGTAAACTATTTAACAATATACAAAATTGTGTTCTTCAATTAAAAGATAGAAATATAGAAAAAGGAGATAGAATTGCTTATAAAGGAAATAATTCATTAGAATGGATTTCATGGAATTTAGCTACTCAATCTATGGGTGCTGTATGGGTTCCTATGTATGAACAACAAACAAAAAATCAGTGTCAATATATTGTTGATAATTGTGAACCTAAATTATTAATTACAAATGAAGACATACATATAGAAAATACAACGATTATTAAAAATACAATTGAAAATTATGATTTAAATAATTCAGATATAGAACTAGTAGATAATGAATTATCTACATTAATTTATACCTCTGGAACTACCGGAAATCCTAAGGGTGTAATGTTAAGTCATGAAAATATTGTATCTAATATAGATGCAATTAGAATGAGATTTAAAGATATACAACCAGAATTAACTAGTTTAAATATTTTACCATGGGCACATATATATGGATTAACATGTGAATTATATTATAATTTATTTTATGATAATAAAACTGCTCTATGCACAGATAAATTAAAATTTATTGATGAATGTTCTGAAATTAAACCAGAAGTATTATATGTAGTTCCAAAAGTATTAGAAACTGTAAAGACAAAGACATCTTTTTTAGATAAACCTATAATTAGAAATATATTGCCACTAGTAGTAAATAGAGTTTTTGGTGGTAATTTATTAAATGTATTTATAGGTGGAGCAAAATTAGATAGCAATACTAGAGAATATTTTGATAGAAATGGAATATTAGTTTGTGAAGGATATGGGTGTTCAGAAACATCTCCTATGGTTTCGGTTAATCATTTATATAAACCTAGGGATGTTAATTCTGTAGGTAAGATAATGGATAATGTAAATGTTGAAATATTGAATAGTGAAATTCTTGTATCAGGACCAAATGTTATGATGGGTTATTGGAATGCTGAAGAGGAAACCAAAAATGTTATTGTTAGTCATAAAGACAAACTTTGGTATAAAACAGGAGATTCAGGTTTTGTTAAAAATGATTATCTTTATTATAATGGAAGAATTAGTGAGAATTATAAGATGAATAATGGAAAATTTGTAAATGTATCATCTGTTGAGGCAGAATTAAAAAAACATATTTCTACTAATTTTATTATTTATGGTGAAGATATGGACTATAGTGTATTAATAGTAGAAGCTCCTTTTGATGATCAGTTATTAGAAACGGTAAATGGTGAACTAGAATCTTATATGAAAATTAAAAAAGTTATTAAAATAACAACTGATGAAATGGCTGATTTTTTAACTCCAAAAATGTCAATCAAAAGAAAAAGATTAATAGAGTTTGTAAAGGAAAAAATATAAATATTTTTGTTTTATTTTATATTTACATAAATATAAGTATGTTACTAATTAACAAACAAAAAAAAATTATTTTTGAAATTAGTGCTAAAAGTAATTGTACTGTAATTACTAAAATGTTTTTCAATTATATTGGACAATTAGAAAGAGCGTTAAAATTTAGTTCATGGATACATAACTATCGGATAAAATATAGTAGAAGACAAAGTTTACCTTTAAAAAAGGAAGAAAAAGACTATATTAAAATTAAATTTATAAGAAATCCTTACAATAGAGCAGTATCATCTTATTTACATGTGATGAAATCACACCTACATACTTTGTGGGGATTAACAAAAAATTTATCATTTAATGATTTTTTAGATATATATCATAAAATAAAAAATAAAAGAGGTTCTGATCATATAACACCTCAAACATTAGATAAACAAAATTTAAATATTAATTATTTTGATGAAATAGTTCATGTAGAAGATTTAGAATCAGAAATAAATAGAATTAATAAGAAATATAATTTAAATTTAAATTGTAATTATGATTCTCATCATTGGACATGTAAAAATATATCAGAAAAAAAACAATATTTCGTTGGAAATTTATCATATAACGAAATTAGTAAATTAATTAAAAATAATGAATTACCAGATTATGATTATTTTTATAATGATGAAATAAGACAAAAAGTAAATGAAATATATAAAAATGATATTAATTTATATTTTAATTCCAAAAATGTCAATCAAAAGAAAAAGGATTAATAAAATATGTAAGTGATAAAATATAAATACAATAATATAAAGATAAATTATTGGTATAATTAAACGATGATTTGTTTAACTATATTACTCGGATTATGTTATTTATCATTAGCAAAAGAATATATGGCAGTAGATGAATTAGATTTACCCAGTTATATGGGAAAATGGTACGAAGTATATCAAGATAATTTTAATAAGTTATTTCAAGGAAATGGGAAATGTTCAACAGCAACATATGAAATAGTAGATGAAAATAGAGTTTCTGTTTTAAATAAACAAATTAATGAAAAAAATGAAATAGAACAAATTTCTGGATATGCTTATTATAAAGATGATGATTATGGTGGATATTTAACTGTAAAATTAGAGGATTTACCAGAAGCTCCTTATTGGGTTTTAGAATTAGGACCGGTTGTTGATGGTTTATATGAATATTCAATAGTCTCTGATGATAAAGCTCTTTCATTGTTTGTTCTAACAAGAGATGTAGATAGATTTTATAAATATTATAATAATGATGTATTAAAATCATTAGATAGTTTTGGTTTTACAAAAAAATATAATACACCGATTGTAATGAATCAAACAGATTGTTTTAATTAATTAAATTTATTATAATATATTACATTATAATAAATGGATACACAAAGAATAAATAAATTATTATCATTTGATTCAATCCGTATAGCCAAAATTATTGAAATGATACAAATCACAGCTGTCTATGCTATTTTAGCTATTTTTGCTTCTGATTTTTTAAATAAACATTTATTTTTAGATATTTCTCATGATAATTACTCAGTTATAATAACTTTTATTGCGCTTGTATTAGAATTATCAATACTTACTATTTTAGCTTTTTATTTAAGAAAGGTTGCTTTTATTGTTCCATCAATACCTACCTTTTTTATTAAAAATTTTAAACCTCATACCACAATGGATTATACTTTTTGGATAACTTTTATTATAGTTTTAATAGGAACAGTTGATAAAGTAAATTCAAAAATAGATTTTATAAAGGAACATATAATGTAATCAAAAATATATATTTATTACTATATAAATATATATTTACATATTTATTCAATTATGATAGGTAATAATTTACCTAATGGTATTAATTATATTTTTGAAAATTCTGTTTTTATGACTATTTTTAACCATATAAAAACAGGTAACTTTGTTATAGATTCTTTGCTTTCTACTATTGCTATTTTTTTATTTGGACAAATATGTAATAATTTTAACAGGATATATGAGGTGCTAATAAATATAAATTTTGATTATTTTTATTCGCGTAATCAAATTACAATATCGGGTAAATTATGTACAGCATCAAGTGCTTTTGATTCTGTTATTACTAATACTATATGCAGTGATGGTTTTAAAGCATTAAATAAATTTTTAATTGATAATTTAAAAAATAATAACTCTATTAAAGAAATAAGAGAATTGATTAATAATAATCATGAAGATAATATTTTTATTGTTGATCAATCTACTAGTATTACATTAGACGAAAAAAAAAATATTTACTTACAAATTATAACAAGAAATGATGAAAATAATGACGATAATAATAGTAAAAAATCTTATAAAATGGAAACAATACAATTTAATATTTTTTCTTATACATTATCATTACATGAAATAAATGAATATATTGGAGATATCACCAAATCTTATTTAAAAAATATTGAAAAAAATAGAGAAACCAAGCAATTTGTCTATAAATTAATAAAAACACCTCCGTCAAACGAAGATGAATATAATATGTATGATACTTGGATGGAAACTACATTTGAAACAACCAGAAATTTTAATAATCTGTTTTTTGTCGATAAAGATAATGTTTTAAACAAAATAAATTTTTTTTTAAACAATAAGGACTGGTATAAAAAGATGGGTATACCCTATTCTCTAGGAGTTGGTTTACATGGTCCTCCAGGAACAGGAAAAACATCATTTATTAAAGCTTTGGCGCAATATACTAACCGACATATAATAATAATATCGTTGAAAATGTTGAAAAAAAAACATCAACTAGAAAAATATTTCTATGAAAGCAGATATAATTATTTAAACAAAAAAAATTCCATTACATTTGATAATAAAATAATTGTTATTGAAGATATCGATTGTTGTGATGATATTGTATTAGAAAGATCTGTTAGAAAAGAAGAAAATAAAGTAAATACAAATTGTACTACAACAACTACTACAGACAAAGATACAAAAACAATTAAAATAGACAATGATCCAGATGTAACCTTAGATGATTTATTAAATATTATAGATGGTATACAAGAAACTCCGGGTAGAATATTAATTATCTCATCTAATTATTACGATAAATTAGATAAGGCATTAACGAGACCAGGAAGAATTGATATAAATCTTGAACTACAAAATGCTAATCATGAAATAATTCAAAAAATGTATAAACATTATTTTAACGAAACTATTAGTGATGATATTTTAAAAAAGATCCCTGAACATAAATATTCACCTGCAGAATTGGTAAATTATTACTTACAATCTAACAATAGTGAAATAGATTTTATTGATAATTTAATAGAATCATAAATTTTTCTTTGTATATTTTATATGAAAAATTTAAAACAATTTTACAATAAAGGTATTCAAGGTATATCTACACACATTTTAAAGCAATTTGAACACGATAACAATCTTAAAAAAGCAATTTATCAAGCAATGCCTATCTTACATAATATTAAAGATAATTCTTTAAAATCAAGAAATGACCTTATACAGCAAGATGTATTAAATTTTTACGATAAAAATACGGTTGTTCCATACTCACCTGTTTCAGCAAAGGGACCATGGATAGTTGGTAAAAATGGATCTGTTATATATGATGTAGGAGGATATGGAATGTTAGGATTTGGTCATTGTCCTGAATGGGCTTTAACTACTTTAGCAAAACCTCATGTGATGGCTAATATAATGACTCCTAATAATATTCAACTAGAATTTACCGAGTTATTAAAAACAAAAATAGGAATGAACCGTCCAGATAAAAAATGTCCTTATTCCAAATTTGCTTTTTTAAATAGCGGTTCTGAAGGAATGGAGTTTGCACTACGAGTTAATGATATAAATCATGAAGAAAATATGAAACCTCCAGCATTTATAGTATTGCAAAGTGGTTTTCATGGAAGAACAACAAGCGCTTCTTTAATTTCTGATTCAACAAAAAAAACATATCAAAAACATTTGAAGTCATATGATACTAGTGATTCTGTTTTTCCTGTTATTGTAAATAATTTACAACATTTACAAGATACTTTTTTTTCATTAAAAAATGGAGGATATGATGTTAAAGCAATTGTTATGGAACCTGTTATGGGTGAAGGTAATCCAGGACAAATGTTAAGTAAGAATTTTTATAATATGGCTAGACAATTAACAAAAGATCATGATGCTAATTTAATTATTGATTCAGTGCAGGCAGGTATAAGAACCAATGGTTATTTAAGTATAGTAGATTATCCAAGATTTAAAGATGAAGAAGCGCCTGATATGGAAGTATTTTCAAAAGCAATTAACGCAGGACAATATCCGTTATCAGTAATTGCTGTAAACGATAAAATTGTGAATCATTTTAAAACAGGGATATATGGTAATACCATGACTGGTAATCCAAAAGCATTAGAAATTGGTATAGAAACATTAAAAAGATTAACTCCTGAATTAATAGATAATATTGAATACCAGGGTAATCAAATGACACTTATGTTAAATATGATTCATAAACGATTCCCTTTTATAGTAGAAGATGTTTCAGGACAGGGTCTTTTAAATGCCCTTCATATACATGAAAAATACCCCGTTGTAAATGGTAAAGATGGATTAGAGTATTTATGTAGAAAAAATGGATTAAATGTAATCCATGGTGGTAAAAATGCGATTAGATTTACTCCATATTTCAATATTACAACTGAAGAAATTGAACTTATAGAAAGTATTTTAGTGTATACATTAGAAGAATTTACAAATACTTATATAAGAAACAAAATTGATTAGTTTTTTAATTTATATTATATTTTAAAAAACTAATTACAATGGAGGCCATTTATAATAATTATTTACAAAATATGCGTAATTTGGTAAAGGAATTTATAGATGATTATAAAGATACAACTTTTAATGATGACTATAAAAGTGCAAATGAATTTTTGTTGAATTATTCCTTTGGTAAATTTGAAAGAGGAGAGAAGATTTTAAATCTTGAAGAGAAATATCAGAATTCTCTTGATAAAATAATGAATATAGAAAGAAATTTTGAAGAATCATTCAAATAATAAACAATATAAAAATGAAATATTAATATTATTTATAATGCTTAAAACATCTGTGCGCGTAAACAGATTTGTCCGTAAAAATTTAGGAGTAGTTTGTTCAAGAAATATTCATTATTTAAAAGACACTACAAAAACAAGTGCTATATTAACTCCTGGTTGTCTTCAATTTATTGAAAAGATACATAATAATAACATTGATAAATACAACGATGTACTAGAACTAAGAAAACAAAATAATGAAACAAAAGAGTTTTTTTTTCGTGGAGATACAGCTGAAATAAGAGATTCAGAATGGAAAGCGAATGAATTACCTAATAAATTAAAAAATAGAAATGTTGAAATCACCGGTCCAGGCAATAGTAAAAAAATGATAATTAATGCTTTTAATTCCCATGCTGATGGTTATATGCTTGATCTAGAAGACTCTATGACTCCATCATGGTATAATGTAATTAATGGTCATCATAATATTAAAGAAGCAGTAAGAGGCGAATTAGTAGATTATAAATATGATAATAAAGGGAATTTAATTAAAAAATATGAAATTAATAATGATAAATTACCTACATTTTTTACTAGAATTCGAGGGTTACATATGTTAGAAGAAAATGTAATAGTGAATGACAAACCAGTTCCTGCTACTATTTTTGATATGGCGACTTTTATGTATCATAATGCTAAATATATGATTGAAAACAACAAAGGTCCTTATCTTTATATACCTAAATTAGAAAGCTATGAAGATGCTAAGTTTATCAATGACTTATTAAATCAAACACAAACAGAATTATCTATTCCTATCGGAACAACAAAAGTCACATGTTTAATTGAAACATATCCAGCAATTTTTCAGACTGAAGAAATTATATATGCCTTAAAAGACCATATTGTAGGTTTAAATTGTGGGAGATGGGATTATCTTTTTAGTATGATTAAATCATTACCTAAAAATCATATCATGCCATATAGAGATTATTTAAGTATGGATAAGCAATTTTTAGAAGATTATGTACATCAAATTGTTAATTCATGTCATAAAAGAGGTATCTTAGCTATTGGAGGTATGTCTGCTTTTATACCAACTAGTAATACCGAAGAAAATAAAAAGGTATTAGAAAAAATTAAACAAGACAAAATAATAGAAATAGAAAGAGGTTGCGACGGAGCTTGGGTTGCTCATCCAGGATTAGTTAAACCTATTAAAGAATTATTTGTTGAAAAATTAAATGGAAGTGATAATTTACTTCATTATTTACCTGAAAATTATAAAAAATTTAACAACACACCAAAACCAGGTGAATTTGTAATTTTAGAAAATGATCTAAGAAAAAACATTAATATTTCCCTACAATATATTTCAGCATGGTTAAATGGGAATGGTGCGGTTGCTTTAAATGGAATGATGGAGGACTTAGCAACATCAGAAATTTCTGTATTTCAAATAAAACAATGGTTATCTAATAGAGAAGAGATGTTAAATGATGATAATAATTTTGTTTTAGATGAAGATTCATTCAGTAATGTATTAGAAGAAGAGTATAAAAAATTTATTTTTGACAATCAAGTTCCATATGCGAATCGTAATTATGAATTAGCAAAAAAAATATTAAAAGAGTATGTCTTAAGTAAAGAACATGGATTTTTACCAGATGTTGCAACCAAATATTTAAATATTAACAATGGATTTAAAGGTGTAAGATGGGATGATGCAACATATAATAAAATTTCCGGTTCAAGAGGATATGTTTCAGGTTTAGAATTAACAAAAATACGCGGTGAATATTTAAACAAATTTTTATATGAAGATAACAACGCAGCATATAAATTTTTAGGTACATCTAATGGTGTATCCGCAGTAAATGTTGTTGCTGGTGGAAATGGTATAGTAGGCCCATATGCTGGTGGATGGCAACATAACGCAATGAAAAATAGATTAAATATGTGTTTACCTGATACATTACATGTATCTCCTGAAGAATCAGCAAATTGCGCTATTGAAATCAATAATCATTTACATAGAGCCGATGCTGTTCAACATGTATTAAAAACTGAAAATCCAGATATGAAAACAGTTGATTATTATGACATGGCTTTATTATGTGATTTAGAACAGGGATGGTGCACACCTGAAAAAGCAAGACTTGGTGTATTATTAGCTATACAAAATGGAATTAATGTTATTCATATTGAAGATCAAGGAGAGAAAAAAAGATGTGGGCATCTTGGAGATAAGGAATTAAATAATTTTGATGACTATGCTATTATTATGAGATCAGCTAATTTAGCTGCTCAAGAATTATTAGGTCCTGAACAAGCCGATAAACAGTGGGTTCGTTTCGTAGCAAGAACAGATGCATTATCCGCAAAAAGAATGCACTATTCATCTAATTTAACAAATCCTTCTAATCCTGAATTTAAATTTATAGACTGGGAAAAAGGACCTACACCTGATGGAAAATATTTATATATTAAACAAGGTATTAATCATGAAACTGGTAATCCATGGGGATTAGATTTATCTATATATCGTGGAGCGCGTGTAATTGACGAAGGATTAGCAAGTCATATATGGATGGAGACTCCTGATGCGGATTTACACACTGCTAAAGCTTATTTAGATGGTGTAAATGAAATTTTACTACCAAAAGGAAAAAAAGCACAATCTTTATATAATCATTCGCCATCATTTGATTGGGATGTAAAGTTTTTTGCTGAAGCTGAAAAATTAACTGAGCAAATTATGGATTGGTCTGCACAAGATTATATTCAAACAAATGATGATGAATTAAAATTATTTTTACAAGATAATGGAGATTTATTACAAGGAGACCATTTATTTAATAAAGAAGAATTAAATGATATGACTAGATCATTAAAGAATATTAATATAATAGCAAAAAATATGAATCATGATAATAAACAAATTGTTCTTGATAACAATAAAATTACTAAAAATAATATTACTGAAATTATAGTTGAAAGAAGACTAAAAAATTTTGGTGAACAATTATCTACATTAGGTTGTAATATGCACTTAATTACATTACCAGAATTTCATGTTACAGCACATAACATGCATATATTATCAAAAGATTTCAGCAAAGATGGTATTAATGCTTTCGTTAAAAATGTACAAAGACCTGAAAGATTATATTCTCTTGAAGATCATACTTATACCTACTATAAACATCAAACAGCATCTGGTACAGGTGTTGAAGCAGCATTTAATGTAGCAGTCGGTTCTCATGATGTAAATACATTATCTGATTCAACCGAACAAGATGATTTAAAAAAAAGAGATTAATTGAAAAACTGATTATTTTAAAAATATAATTAATAATATAAAATATTAATTATATCTATATAATGGATGGAAATATTAAATCAAAAAAAGGTTTTAAAGAATCTCTTACAAAATCAATTAATTCAGGAATGGCAGGATCTATGGCGATGTGTATTCAAGTAACTAGTTTAATGTGGTTGCGTACAACAATGAATTATCAATATAGATACGGTAAAACTATTCCCGAAGCATTTAAAACATTATATAACGATGGGGGATTTAGACGATTTTATCGTGGATATGCTCCAGCATTAACTATTGCTCCTTTGTCTAGATTTGGTGATACGATGACTAATAGTTATGCATTACAACATTTAGAAGATACAAAATTACCAACAAGTATAAAAACAATGGCGGGTTCTATTTTAGCAGCATCGTGGAGAGTATTTTTAATGCCGATTGACGCGTTTAAAACAACATTACAAGTAGACGGTAAAGGCGGATTAGAAATATTAAAAAATAAAATTAATAACAATGGACCAAAAGTATTATTTAATGGAACAGTTGCACAAACATCGGCTACATTTGTAGGTCATTATCCTTGGTTTTTAACATATAATGTATTAAATCAAAAAATACCTGAATATGATAGTCAATTTAAAACATTATTAAGAAATGCATTTATTGGATTTAATAGTGCTGTAATATCTGATACATGTTCAAATTCATTAAGAGTTATAAAAACTACAAAACAAACAAGTGATAAACATATTACTTATAAAGAAGCGATAAAAACAGTAGTTGAAGAAGATGGAATTAAAGGCTTATTTGGAAGAGGATTAAAAACTAGAATTTTAACTAACGGTATTCAAGGAATTGTATTTACTGTATGTTGGAAATATATTGAAAAAACATTTTTTACAAAACCTTAATCTTTTTTTTTATATAAATACAAATTACTATACCATTCAATTCCTTTTTTATAATAAATATCATACTCATCTTTATTTAATTTATTATCATGTAGATAAGTATTTAAAAAAATATATAAATTACTATCTTCATTAAAATATTCAATAGAAATTTTGTTACCATATAAGTTACCACTAAGATTGTGTCTTAACATTTTATCTAAACTTACAGTTTTGTCTTTATGATCATCAGCTTTAACCTCATACTCAGGAGGAATATCCAATTTAATATATTTTATCATAAAAAAATGTTATATAATATATTATATAATATTTTTACAAAATTTTTATAGATACATTGTGTTATGGATATACGCCAACACATCATCTTCTTTTTTAATCATTTTTTTAACAACTTCCTTTGTAACAGTCATAGGAAATTCTACCTTAATGTCTTGTTCTTTATCGAATAGTTTTGTATCTGGTTTCATTAGTCTGTATAGATTTAATTTTGTATAAATTATTTCTAAACATCTCTTTAAATTTCTGACCCCCTTTTCTTTTTCGGTATATTCATTTACAATATGACTAAGAACTTCGTCACTAATTAAAATATCTTCTTCATTAAATTTAACTTGTTCACGAATCTTAGGTAGCAAATGACTCTTAGCAATCACAGTTTTTTCCTTATCTGTATATCCGTCTGTTTGAATTCTATACATTCTATCTCTTAGAATAGGATTAACTCTTGACTCATCATTATAACTAAATATAAACAAACATTTACTTAAATCGAAATCAATTTCTGAAAAGAATTTGTCATGAAACTGTTGATTTTGTGATGTATCAGTTAAATGAGTTAAAATACCTGTGATTTCTTCACCCTTAGGTGAATCACTAATTTTATCCAACTCATCAAAGAATATAATAGGATTCATAGTTTTACCTTGAACTAAAATATCTACTATCTTACCCCAAGTACTACCTTCATATGTATATCCATGTCCTTCTAAGAAACTACTATCTGTAGCTCCTCCTAAAGCCAAGAAAGCAAAATCACGCCCTAAAATTTTACTAATACCTTCTTTTACTAGAGTAGTTTTACCAGTTCCAGGCGGACCTTTAATAGCAATAGCTGTTCCTACCGCATCTGGATTAGTAATCCATTGTCCAATAAACTGCATAATCTGTAACTTGGCGTCATTTAATCCATATACAGCATCATCCAATACATTTTTAGCATTTTCCATAAATTCATGACATTTATCCACTCCATCACTAATTTGTAAAGGAAGTCTACTATAATTGTCAAAAGGAATTCTCATGAATGTATCTAACCAATTTTTCATTTTATAATATTCTCCTGCTCCAGGTTCCAAATAACGAAGCATATTTAATTTTTTCATAGCACATGCCTTATGCTGTGATGGAATATTTGATTCTAGTAATTGAAAACGATATGGCTTGTTTATCTTTAGTTCATTATTGATTTCTTTTACTTCTTTTATGATCTTCAATTGAGATTCGGGTTCTAGTTTATCAAAGTAAGAGAAATCGTTTAACATACTTTTTTCTTTTAAACATCTCTTAAATTCTAATGCATTTTTCTTTTTTGTTTTCTTTTCACGCTTTACCTTCTCCTCTTTCATATCTTCTTCGATATCTTCACTAATATCTTTCATTTCATTTAATAATTTGGAATCTTTGTTTTTTTCTAATAATTTTGATGTCATTTCTTTGAATTGTGATAAAATATCTTTATCTTTACTACTATAATTATTTTTCTTTTCTTTTTCTTCGTCTTCCTCTTCTGAAGAAGATTCTTCCTCCTCACTATCTTCCTCATCCTCTTCTTCATCATAATCCTCATCGTCATCTTCATCATACTCGTCATCATGTTTTGAAGAAGGGTTTCCGATTGTAAAGACAATATTAAAATTTTGATTTTTTCCTTTTTGAATGATAGTATTTTCTGCTTCTTCATCTGATTCTACATCAGATTCAGTCTCAGATTCAGTCTCAGATTCTACCTTCTTTTTCTTTTTCTTCATTTTTCTATCTGTCGAGTTTTCCTTAATTTTATCTACTGAAGATTTGGTTTTTTTTGATTTTCTTTCTTCGTCAATTTTCTTATCAATTTCTTCATATTCTTTAATTTTTTTGTTAATAAATTTAGAGGGAAACAATTTTGCTAGGAACTTTTTATATTCTTTTTCATCCATTTCATTTGAGTCAGTTGATTCTTCGTAATCCTCTTCTGATTCATAGTCAGATTCATCACTTCCTTCCTCACTTTCACTGCCGTAATCCAAATTTTTTTCATTTTTTTTTTCCTTTTTATGCTCTTTCTTGCGCAGAGTGTATCTTGATTGTTGCTTGATATCAGCCATATTTACTATTAATACTATTATTTAAGTAATATTCATTTAGAATCAATTTTATTTTATTTAAAAAATAAATTGATTAAAAACAACATAAATATTATTCTGTTATAATAAAGAGGAAATGATGAATTCAAATGAAATTAATCCGTCTAAAATTATTGGAATTCAGTTTAGTATATTAAGTCCTGATGAAATTAGAAATAATTCCGTTGCAGAGATTACTAATCGTGATACCTACATTAATAATAAACCAGTTATTAATGGTCTATTTGATCCTAGGATGGGTATACTAGATCCTGGACTAATATGTCCTACAGATGGTTTAGATTACATGTCTACTCCTGGATATTTTGGACACATTGAATTAGCCAAACCGGTATTTTATATTCAATATGTTACAACAATTATAAAATTATGTAGATGCGTATGTTTTAAATGTAGTAAATTATTAATTTCAAAAGAAAAATATCATAATTTATTAAAAAATTTAAGTAACGAAGCAAGATGGAACAAAGTATTTCAACTTTGTGGAAAAATTGGAGCAAACAAAAGATGTGGCGAGGATATTGATGATGGATGTGGATGTAAACAACCCTCAAAAATTAAAAAGGAAGGTCTTGCTAATATTACTGCTGAATGGAGTGGTTCTGATGAACAAGATAAAGTTACTATAATTATGACTCCAGAATTAATGTTAAAAATGTTTAAACGCATATCAGATGAAGATGTTAAATATATGGGATTTAGTCCTATATTTTCTAGGCCAGAATGGATGATATGTAGTGTATTTGCTGTTCCACCTCCAGCTGTTCGCCCTTCGGTAAAACATGATTCGCAGCAAAGAAGTGAAGATGATATTAGTCATATTTTATGTAATATTATTAAAACCAATAAAACTTTGGAAGAAAAAATGAAACAAAATGCTCCTGAAAATGTTATTAATGATTGGACAACAGTCTTACAATATTATATTGCTACACTAGTAGATAACAAAATTCCGGGTGTCGCATCTGTTGCACAAAGATCAGGAAGACCATTAAAATCTATAAAAGAAAGATTAAATGGTAAAACTGGTAGAGTTAGAGGTAACTTAATGGGAAAAAGAGTTGATTATAGTGCTAGATCTGTTATTACTCCTGATCCCAATTTATCTATCCGTGAATTAGGTATTCCTTTAAAAATTGCTATGAATATAACAAAACCTGTTATTGTAAATGATAAAAATAAAAAATTTTTACTATCTCTTATTAAAAACGGTCCTGACGCACATCCAGGAGCAAAAATTTTAGAAAAGAAAAATGGCAACAATATTTCATTACGATATGTTGACCGCGAATCTATTAATCTTGAAAATGGTGATATTGTTCATAGACATATGATGAATGGCGATGCTGTCTTATTTAATAGACAACCTACATTACATAGAATGTCAATGATGTGTCATATTGCTAAGATTATGAAACGAGGTGATACATTTAGAATGAATGTAGCTGATACTAAACCTTATAATGCTGATTTTGATGGTGATGAAATGAATCTTCATATGCCCCAAAGTGATGTTTCAGAAACTGAATTAAAAAATCTATGTGCTGTTCCTTATCAAATTATTAGTCCTGCTAAAAGTTCAAGCATTGTAGGTATTTTTCAAGATTCAATGGTTGGTACATTCAGATTTACTAGAGAAGGTCAACAATTTCCTATTAGAAAAGCTATGAATTTACTTATGAAATGTGATAAAGTTAATGAAAATATTTTAAACTCGTTGGGGAAATCGGTTTCAAACTTTGAAATTTTATCTCAAATATTACCTGCGTTGACACTTAAGTATACATCATCTTTATTTAATTCAGATGAAAATAAAAAAGATTCAAATAATGTATTAGAAATTAAGAATGGAACCATATATAGAGGTCAAATAGAAAAGGGAATTCTCGGTTCAACCAGTAAAGGTATCCTTCAACGCATATGTAATGATTTTGGTAATTTTGAAGCATCTGATTTTATCGACAATCTTCAAAATATTATTACAGAATACATGAAAACAAGTGGTTATAGCGTTGGAATCAGTGATCTAATTGCTGATGCTAAAACAAATAAATCTATTATTGATGTTATTACTGAGAAGAAAACTGATGTTAAAAATTTAATTCATCAAACCAGATTTTCTGTGTTTGAAAATGAAACCGGAAAAACCAATTCTGAAGAATTTGAAACCCAAGTAAATGCTTTACTTGATGATGCTAGAGCACAATCTGGTATTATTGGCAGAAAATCTCTTGATAAAGATAATCGTTTTGTTATTATGGTTAATGCAGGTTCAAAAGGTAGTGAAATTAATATTTCACAAATGATTTCTTGCTTGGGTCAACAAACTGTTGATGGTAAGAGAATTCCTTATGGATTTGACGATAGAACTTTACCCCATTATCAAAAATATGATGATTCGCCAAGTGCTCGTGGTTTTGTAGAGAACAGTTTTATTGGTGGTTTAACACCACAAGAATTATTCTTTCATGCTCAAGGTGGTCGTGTTGGTCTTATTGATACAGCAGTCAAAACATCTCAAACTGGTTACATCCAGCGTAGATTGATTAAGGGCATGGAAGATCTAAAAGTTGAATATGATATGACAGTTCGTAATAATAAAAATAAAATTGTCCAATTTACATATGGTGATGATAGTTTTGATACTGTAAAAATTGAAAAACAAAAATTATCCTTAATACATATGTCACTTGATGATATTTACAGTCATTTTCATATTCCACAATCTGATAAGGATGAAGTATTAAAATCAGCTTTTACACCAAAAGTTTTAAAAAGACTTCAGTCACAAGAAGATAAGTGTAAAATTGTTATTAAAAAATGGATTGATTTTATGATTAAACAACGAAATGAAATAATGGAACATGTATTTAAATACAAAAACGATGATAATATCTTTTCGCCTGTTGCGTTTCAATATATCATTGATAATATAAAAAATCAAACTCATATTCAAAGTAATTCAAAAACTGACATTACACCATTTGAATTATATGAACTACTTGATTCAACATTTGAAACATTAGAAACATTAAATTATGTCAAACCTAATCGACTATTTAAAACATTATATTATTTTAACTTATCACCAAAAGAACTTCTTGTTGTAAAGCGTTTTAATAGAAAATCTATTATAACATTACTTGAACATATCGTTTTATATTATAAAAAGGCAATAATTCCACCTGGTGATGTTGTTGGATTAATTGCTGCTCAATCAATCGGTGAACCTACTACACAAATGACTCTTAATACTTTCCATTTTGCTGGTGTAGCTAGCAAATCCAATGTAACTCGTGGTGTTCCAAGAGTAGAAGAAATTTTATCTCTTTCTGAAAATCCAAAACAACCATCGGCTACAATTTATTTAAAAGAAGAAGATGAATGTGATAAGAAAAAAGCACAAAATATTATGAACATGGTTGAACATACTAGATTAGAAGATGTTATATCATCTATTCAAATATGTTTCGATCCTGAAACAGATGACCATTCAACACAAATTAGTGAGGATTCTATCATGAATAAACAATTTTATGAATTTGAAAAATTGTTAGATGAATGTAATAATGAACAAGAAGATACAGTAGAAAAATCAAAATGGATAATTAGAATTGAAATTGACGCTGAATCATTACTTGAAAAAAATATCAATATTGAAGATATTCACTTTGCTATTAGAAATAGTTTTAAAGACGAAGTAACTTGTGTATTTACCGATTATAATTCTGATAAGTTAATATTTAGAGTTAGATTGAATAAAGTTTTACAAAAAAAAAATCTTAAAACAGCTAATTCATTAGATCAATCAGACGAAATCTATTTATTGAAAAATTTCCAAGATAATTTAATTGAAAATATCGTATTAAGAGGTATTAAAAATATTGACAAGGTTTTGTTAAGAAAAGATCCTAATGTCATGAGATATGAAGATGGTAAATTCAATAGAAAAGACATCTGGTTATTAGATACAGTAGGTACTAACTTGATTGATATTCTTGCGTTAGATTATATTGATAATACAAAAACATTAAGTAATGATATTCAAGAAATGTATAAGGTATTCGGCATTGAAGTAGCAAGACAATGCATTTATAATGAATTTACAGAAGTAATGGAAGAAGGTGGGTTACCCAATACTCATCATCTTAGTCTTCTATGTGACAGAATGACTTATTCATATAAAATGATATCAATGTTTAGACATGGTATTAATAATGATGATATTGGACCAATCGCAAAAGCATCATTCGAAGAAACACCTGAAATGTTTTTAAAGGCAGCAAGACATGCTGAATTAGATATTATGCGAGGCGTATCATCCAATGTTATGTGTGGTCAAGAAGGATTTTATGGAACAAATAGTTTTCAAATTTACTTGAATCTTAACGAAATTACATCAAAATCTAATAATGATGTTAAAAATGATATTGAAAATATTGATGACATTTTACATAACGATGTAATAGATGAACCGTGTTCAACATCGAATATTATTATTGAAAATAATTCAATCAATATTAAAAAAGAGGACCTAGGTAATGATGATTATATTGTTGACCTATAAATAAATAATATATTATTACATATTAAAAAATTTTTATGTTATAATATAATATGACCGAAAATATCTTTTTTCATTATTTATTATATAAATTTGTACCTAATATTCATACATATGAACACTATATAAAAAGTAAAACTGAATTTGTTTTTAATCCAAATGGAATACCTAATATAGATTTTATTAACAGTCATTTCGCTGATTCTTTTTTACACAAAAAAAAATTTGATTGTTTAAAAGATTTATTAAATAATAATTTTATTACAACAGAAAAAAAGGATAGTTTTTTACATTATTTTCAAACTACTCAAAGATGTTATTATAAATTTAAAAAATTATATCACAATTATAAAATAAAAAAATCGAAATTTTATGATAATGATCATGATTTATGTTTATTGCCATTAAGTGAATCAAAAAATAATTATACTATTATTCAAAAAGATACTATCTATATTTTTAAAGTTAATGATTTAATTCGAATTATATTAGAAGGTTTAACCTATACATATGATATGTTTTTAGAACCAAAGACTGTAAAAAATCCTTATAATAATATAGAATTTTCTGAATATGAATTATATAATATATGTATCTATATAATAAATAATACCAATATTACATTACCACAATTATTATTTTCTTATTTTAAATGCGAATTCAATATGGCAAAATTCTTATTAAAAAATGAAGCTTATCTAAAAGACCTAGCTATACATAAATTTATAACAGAATTAGATGAAAATGATGAAGATGATAGAGATAAATTATATGAAAATATACTTAACATGACGGAAAAATCTAATGTTTTAAGTATATCTGATACATATCCGGTCGATGATGTTATAATAAAATTAAAACATTGTTTACCTGATTTTTTATTTTCAGAATATTCATATAATCCATCAAAAAGAAGAATTCATAAGCGAAAACTAATATCAAAGATAGCTGAATTTAACAGATTAAATCCTAGATATGGTAGAACAATTTTAAGAGTAAATCGTAATTGGATAAGTGAAATGGCAAGGACAAGAGAAGAAAGAAATATAGGTATCGAGCCTCCTTATATTACTCCAGAACCAAATATCACACCTGATATTACTAGTAATAATAATAATAATGATAATAATAATTACTCGGATTTAGATACAGAATCAGTTAACAGTGAAGATAATAATAGTAGTTCTAGTGAAGAAATATTAAATAGTGATAACAATGTAATTGTTAACAATAATGATATAACATGGATTAACAATATACTAGATGAAAATAATACCAGAATAATGCAAAATTCCTTTACATATTCTTACAATAGAACTTTATTATATGATGATGACAACTTACTATCTGCCGGTGCCAGAGGAATGAATAATTATTCATTTGATAATACTATTCCATCATTAAACAATGTAACTATAGATAATGTTACATCAAATAATATTATAACCTCTCCTACACCGTCGTTTGATATAAACGAAATTAACAATCAACCATATGATGCCGAAATAGGACCTTTTAGTCCGGTATCATCAAATTCATCATTAAGCCCATCAACTAGAAATTTAAATATATTAAATACTACAGAATTTAATATAAATACACAAGATGATGATGACAATAATGAACTAGCTTTATAAATTATTCTTTTAACTTTAATTTATTTTTACCATTTTTATTGTCCTGTATATTATTGTTTATATATTGGTCAATTGAGTAAAATTCAGTATTATAATTATTTTTATTAATTTTATCTGTTAATTCTTCAATATTATGATGTACACTTTCGTCTTCTTTGATTATTATACTAAAACCTGGCATTATTTGATTATCACCATGATGTTGCTGTGCCTTGGCATTTTGTTTTAAAATAATGTTTTTTTCATAATCACCGTTTTTTATAAATGTAATTTTCTTTTCCTTTGTTATTATATTGTTAAAGTATAGTATACCTATATTACTTGATTTTCCTAATATAAAAATATCCATTATAGTAAAAAAATAATTATCCGATAAAATAATACTTTCTAATGTTTCTTTTCCTTCTTTTACTTTATCAATAGGATGACCTTCTCTTAATAATGTATCATATAATTTTGTTCCATAATTAGATTCTAATTGTTTATATTGTTCTATTAAATTATTTTTAACTACTTCATTTGTTAATGTTTTATTAAAAATCTCACTAGGTATTATCTTATTACATTGCTTACTTCTAAAATATTCTCTTTCTTTATACCCATTTAATATATTTTCCCTTAATTTTTTACCATTAATATCTTTTATATTATAGCATTTGTCTTTTTTCAAATTACTAACTATATTAAATCGTTTACCTATTTTTACTTTTTCCGTATTTTTTTCTTTATGCTCTTTTTTACTTTCTTCTCTACTTTCATCTCTACCTTCTTCTCTACTTTCTTCTACCTCTTTTTCAATTATAATATCATTGTAATTTATTTTTTTATTATATTTTTGTAAATCAGTATGATCTATAGAAGAATCGTCGTAAGTATTTGTTGTTATGAATTCATTAAAAGTTAATTGATTTTTATTTTTGAACGAGTCAAAATAGTCTTTTGTGATATAACTTTGTGGTAAAATAATCTCATTTTCTGAAATATTATATATTAATTTTGAAAATGATAAATAACTATTTTGATCTAATATATAATTTCTTAATCTATAATGTCTAATTAATTCATCAGAGATTTTTGCATAATACATAGTAGAATTCAATTTATCTGACATTAAATTATTT